TTCGTGCAGGATGCGCCCAACGCGCAACTCGCCTACCGGCTGATGAAGTCCGGCATCATCGCGCAGGTGTCGATGGAGTGCGATTACACCGAAGGCGAGTGCTCGATCTGCGGGAAGATCGCCCAGTCGAAAAACGACTACTGCCTGCACCTGCGCAAGTACAAAGGTAACGACTTTCAAGGCCAGCCCGTCTACGAAATTTTACATGGCATCACGTTTACTGGCCTCGGACTGCTTGACCGCAAAGGGGCTGACGAAAACGCCCGCATCACCCAAGTGGCCTCCCAGGGGGTCGCGATTTCAGAAGGAGATACGATGGACGAACCGATCCGCGACGCGGCTGATGTTGACGCCGCCAAGAAACCCACGCCGCCCGCGGGGGGCGGCGCTCCACCGGCAGATCCCGCCGCGCAACTCAAAGCGTTGGAGCAGGAGAACAAACAACTGAAGCAACAGGTGCTCGACCTGCAAAAGCAAGTCGACGAGTTGCTGGCCGCGCAGAAAGCCGCCGCCAACCGCACGAAGGCGCAGACGCTGGTGCGCAAGCTGGAACGCCAAGGGCTGAAGTTTGGCACCGACGAGGAGAAGGATGCCGAGATCAATCGCCTGGCCGGGTTGTCCGACGACGCTTTCGCCGCCAGCGAAGCCGCCTATGGGCGGATGACGCACTCGATGACCGGCAAAGCCGACACGACGGACAAGGCTGATAAAGCCGAGTGCGGGTGCGACAAGACCAAGGCCGCCGACCAAACCACCGCGCCGTTGCGCACGGATGCCGGCGTGCGACCACTGGACGTGGATGATCGCACTGAATCGCTGGAGGACCAGCTCAAGCGAGGGTTCCAGCAAGCCTATGACGAGCGCATCGCACGGGCGCAAGCCTAACCCGCAAAGGAGAGAAAATCATGTCCTATATTACCCCCGTCCATCAGGGGTTGAGCTACGGTGACGGCACGCTGCAAGGCGCTGGTGCGCTCGGGCAGGTTGTCCGGCTGGTCGGCAATGACCGCGTTGCCGTCAACACCGATCCCGCGTTGAAAAGCTTCGGCATTCTCGCCAAGGACTACAAAGACGGCGACATGCCGGGCGTGTATTGCAACGGCGGCGTCTACGAAACCGACGTGTTCGACGGCACCATTCAGGCCGGTGACGATCTGAAGGTCTCGACGAACGGCAAGCTCACTGCCGGCGTGCAACAGGGCGAGCATGTCATCGCCCGCGCCATCGCCGTCGACGGCGGCCTGCTCAAGTTCCGGCTGGTGCTGTAAGGAGAACACCCCCACCATGAAAACGATCATGAATCAAGCGTATATGGCGCGCATGGCGCTGTTGATGAGCCAGGCGTTGGAATCCCCGGAAGGGATGCGCGCGCTGGCAGCCGCTATCGCCGCGCCCATTGAGCAGGAGATCGCCCGCAAGGAGATTTCCTCGCTCTTGCTCACACAGCACACGCTGCCAAAGGGTGAGCGTCCGCTCTATCAGAAGAAGCCGCGCGTGAAGGCGTACTGGATTTCCACCGAGGGTGAAATCCGCGAGCAGCAACTCGGCCAGGACGAAGTGGAGTTGTCCACCAACCGCATACACTCGAACCCGATGGTCGACGTGAGCGTGCTGAAGAATGGCAATATTGGCACGCTGATGGATATCCAGCAGGCGGCGGCTGATGAAATCCGCAAGGAGATCGACAAGCGCACCATCAACGTGGTGTCCGCGGCGGTGCCCACTGTCAACACCATCGAGGTGGCGGGCAGCGTCATCACCGAGGCGGCGCTGAACGAGGCCATCTCCATCCTGGAAGACCTGGAGTTGTCGGCCAAGTACATCGTCATGCGCGGTCGCCGTTTCAATGACCTGCGTGGCTGGGATCTCGACCCGCAGACGCAAAACGAGTTGCGTACCAAGGGCGTGATCAAGAACTACGGCACTGGCGGCATCCTGCTCACCGCGTCGGCGGCGCTGAACGAAGTACTCATTCTCCCGGAGGATGAAGTCGGCAAGATGCCGATTCGTGAGACGCTGAAGACCGAGGCCATCGACCGCAAGGAGCGATTCAAAACCGGCTGGCTGGTCTGGTCGGAACTGGGCCAGGGCATTTTGCGCCCGGACATATTGGTGAAGATTAAGCTACTCGGGGTGAACAATCCGCCCACCGTGGGCTTGAGCAATCCGTCGACCACCAATTTGCAAGTCGTCGTGGTGCCGACCGCCTCCGATGGCGATACCGGGCTGGCCAATGTCCTCATCCTGTGGGGCGATGGCGAGAAGACGGACGCCGTCACCAGCGGGCAGGACTACCACCACGACTACGCGTCGGCGGGCACCTATCGCATCACGCTGGTCGCCACCGACAAGTCCGGGCAGACGGCTACCGCAACGAAGACGGTCACCGTGACCGCCGGATAAGGAGGGGCAGATGAGTTATGTCATTCGCAATATCCGTCCTTCCATCATCCATATCCCGGATGCCGGGCTGCGGCTGGATTCCGGGGAAACGGTGGTGGTGGAAACGCTCTCGCTGCAGATGCAGGAGTTGCTGGCGAATCGGGCGCTGGAGGCGATCTCCAGTGATCCCGATCCGCCGGTGGCGACCGCACCGGTTGAGGAGGAACCCGTGACCGCGGAAGTGACTGTGGTAACGGAGTCCACCGCATCGGTCGAAGCGGCATCCGAGACACCGGACGTGACGACCGCCGTTGAGCCAACGATACCGGTCGTCACGGAGAAAAAGACCAGGAAATCCGCTGCCATGACAGCAGAGTCGGAGAAGCCTGATGACACTCAGTGAACTCGTGCAAGCCATACGCACCGACCTCGGCGATGCGGACGGTGAATTGTTCGCGGATACGGCGCTGGAGCGCTGCGTGATTCGGGCGATCTATCCCGCGGGCCAGGATACAGGGAACCCCCTAAAAATGGTCAGCGGGGAGATCGCTCCCGCCCCCGAGGGCAACCTCGCCGAAGTGCTGCTGCTCCTCGCGGAGAGTTACGCCTGCGCCATCATGCGTGGGAAAACCGCTAATGGCGTCAACATCAGCTCCGGCGACAAGCGGGTAGATCGCAGCACGCAAGCCAAGCACTGGGCAGATATGGAAGCCGATCTACTGGCGCAATACCGGCAGCGCATCACGGAGATGTCGGGCGGTGATTTCTTCATCACCCCGCCACCGCTGCGCCCGGTGATGTATGAGCAAGGCTGCGAGGTCATCGAGTATGAACTGTGTGAGTGAGACGGAACAGCGGCAGGCCGTTGCGGACGTGCGGGCCATTATCCTGGCAGCCGGGCAGCAAGCGGTGGTCATGCGGGCGGTGCCGGGTGAGCGACTATACGGAACAGACGAGTCCGAGTATGCCACCATCGGCACCATCCCGGTGGAATGCATGCCTACCCCGCCGGAAGATCTGGCGCAGAAGATCGACGGCACCGCCAACGTGTTGCCGGAGGCGGATGTGCTGGCGAAGGATCGCCTGACGGTCGGGGGCCTGCCCTATCGGGTGCAAACGGTGCGCGAAGAGTTATGGTTTGGCGTGGTGACGCATAAAGTCGTCTCGCTGGTGCGTTTTCATGGGCGTTGAATTATTCGGCGATTGGGAGAGGGTGCGGCATCTGCTGGAAGATCAACCCGGCGCGCGCCTGGCGCTGGCGATCCGGCAAGCCACGGTGAAAGCCGCCATCCTGCTGGTGCGGGAAATCCAACGCGGAATTCGCAGCCAGGCGCCGGGGGGACAGCCCTTCGTGCAATTGGCCACTTCCACCATCGCCCGGAAGCATTCGAGCAAGGCGTTGATCGATACCGGTTTTCTCATCAACTCGATCACGCATCGCATTCTGAAGGATCAAGCCTTCGTCGGGTTGCTGAAAACGACTGTCTCTCGTGATGGTGAGTCGATGGCCAATATCGGGGCGGTGATGGAGTATGGCGCGACCATCCCCATGCCGAATGGCACGACGATCATCATTCCGGCTCGTCCCTTTCTGCACCCGGTGATGGCACAGCACAAGGATGCGATTCTGGATATCTATCGTGACGCCTTAAAGACGGCGTTGTTGGAGTAACGCATGCTGACATTCGGCGATTTATTCAGTGGGATCGGCGGGGGTGTCCTCGGCTTGCAGCGTGCGGGCATGGTCTGCCGCTGGGCGGTGGAGATCGATCCGGCGTGTCGGCAGGTGCTGGCGGGGCAGTTTCCCGGCTTGCCGCTGCATGAAGACGTGCGCGATGTCGGTGTTCACAATCTCGCGCCGGTTGACGTGATTTTCTTCGGCTCCCCCTGTCAGGGGTTGAGCCTTGCCGGAAAACAGAAAGGATTTGCGGATGCGCGCAGCGGTCTCTTTTTCGAAGCGATCCGAGTTATCAACGAACTTCGCCCGGCTCTCGGCGTGTGGGAAAACGTCCCCGGAGCCCTCAGCAGCAACGCTGGCCGAGATTTCCATGAAGCCCTCATGGCGTTGGCGGACAGCGGGGCGCGTGACCTCGGATGGGCGGTGCTTAACGCTCAGTACTTTGGAGTGGCGCAGCGGCGGCGCCGAGTGTTCACTGTCGCGGATTTTAGAGCCGAACGCGCCGGCGAAATACTCTTTGACCCCGAAGGCGTGCGCTGGCATCCTGCGGCGTGCCGAGAAGCGGGGCCGATCACTCCCGCCCTTACTGCAAGAGGCGCTGGCGTCAGTCGCACGGGCAATGAGCGTACCGAAGTCGAGTTTCTCGTCTGTGGCGCGCTGACGACCGGTGTCTGCCGCCCCGATGACAACAAAGCCCAGGCGGGTCACGTTGTGGTTTGCAACACGGAGGGCATTGCCGGGACTATGTGCGCGAAATGGGCAAAGGGTACTGGCGGCCCCAGTGGGGACGAATTCCAGAATCTGGTGGTCACGCATGCGCTCACCGCCCGACACGACTCCAGTGAGGATGGCACGGGACGCGGGCTACCGCTGGTCTTTCAACCGCGCTTTGCCCGTAATGGCCGTGGCGAACCGGACAGTATCGTGCCGTGTCTCACGGCGCAGGCCGGAGAATCAGGCAAGGGAGACGCTGCTCCGGTGCTGCTGGCGTTCAGCGGCAAGGATGACGGGCGTGATGTCGATGAGTTGGCGCCAACGCTACGGGCGATGAATCATGACGAGGGTCACGCGAATGGCGGTGGACAGGTGGCCATTGCTGAAGCCGATGGCGTTGGTTTTATCGTGCGCCGCCTCACTCCACTGGAGTGTGAGCGGCTGCAGGGTTTCCCGGATGGCTGGACCGAGGGTCAGAGTGACGCCAAACGCTATCACCAGTTGGGCAACGCCGTCTGTGTCAACGTGATGGAGTGGATCGGGCAACGCATCGTCGCGGTCTGGGAAGGAGCGAGCGATGGACACCATCCGGCTGGCGACTGAAGCGTTGATTCGGCTCTTTCAAGTCGAGATCGATCCGCATACGCTGCTGGTCGCCGCCGATGACGTGTTCGAAGCTACCGAGGTGCCGGCGTTGTTGCTCCAGGGACCGACGCCGGTGGAGGATGCGCGACGGCGCACGCTGGCGCGGTGGACGGAGAAGGATCAGTCGGCCATGACGTTTCGCAGCGGGCGGCATCCCCGGCTCTATCACCTGGATTTCGAGTTAATAGCGTCCGCGGGGGATGAACGAAGTCTGCTCACCCTCGTCGGCAACGTTGCGGCGCTCTATCAGCGAAGACCGCTCTTGCAAGTGCTGGATCTGGGCGCGCTCCCGCTGACGGAGGTGACGCCACTCGGGGGGTGGCGACGGGTGAACTTATCGAATCTGCGCCAGGCGTCGGGTCGCCTGCGCCTTGAGGATTGTCCGGTCGGCGATGCGGACGCCTTGCAGACGGAGACGGGGCGTCTCATTCGAACCCCCACCATCGCTGTAGATTTCGGAGGACGGAAATGACGGTTGTCATCAACAAGCTGTTTCAGCCGCTGACTTATCAGACGGCGAGTGGCGCCGGATTGCATCTGCCGCCGCGCGGGCGGATCGAGTTACCGGAGAGCCAGGTGTCGGAGGAACTGCGCCGGGCGGCGCAACGGGGCTTCATCGTGCTGGAGACGGAGACGCCGCCTGCCAGTGATCCCGTGAGCGCCCCGGATGGAAAGACCGCCGGAAAGAAGGAGGGCTGATCCCATGCCGAGTTATCTGTCGCCGGGTATCTACCCCCGCGAAATCGACTTTTCCTTTTACGTGAAGCAAATCTCCACCAGTGCCAGCGCCATGGTGGGCGTGGCCGAGCGTGGTCCCATTAACGAGCCGACGCTGGTGACGAGTTGGGAGCAGTTCCTGAAGACCTTCGGCGGCTATCTCGCCGCCGGGTATCTCGCCTATGCCGCGCGCGCCTTCTTCGATAACGGCGGGTCGGTGCTCTGGGTGACGCGCATCGCGCATGCTACCGTCCCGACCAATCCCATGACGTTGGTCGCGACACCGGCGACCGTTACGCTGAAAGATCGTGCGAGCACCTCGGTCAATACGCTGGCGATCACGGCGGCGTCGCCGGGTACGTGGGGGCGAAAGCTCTCGATTACCGTGCAGGACAGTACCCGCAATCCGACGACCGAGTTCACGCTGCTGGTGAAGGAGAGCGGCGCCATCGTCGAAGTCTACGCCGACCTGTCGCTGGACGAAACGAAAGCGAACTACGCGGAACTGGTAATCAACGGAAAGTCCGGCAACATTCTCGTTGATGATAAAAAGAGCGCGACGGTGGCTCCCGGCAATCGTCCGGCGCTTGGTACCTATGCATTGACGGGGGGCGACGATGGCCTGACCGGATTGACCGACCAGGATTACATCGGCGATCCCGCCGCGCATACCGGACTCTATGCCTTCGATTCCGTCGAGGCATTGAATCTGCTGTGCGTGCCGGGGGTCACCACGCCTACCGTCATCATCGCCGGTCTCGCCTATGCGGAACTGCGGAAAGACGTGCTCTTCCTGGCGGATGCGCCGTTTGGCGTCACCCCGCAGGAAGTGTTGGATTTCCGCAAGGGTACGGGCACGTATAGCCACGCGGCGTTCGATTCATCGTATGGCGCACTGTACTATCCGTGGCTGCGCATTACCGATCCGCTGACCAATGCGGCGAAGTACGTCCCGCCGACCGGCGCGGTGGCGGGATGTATTGCCCGCTCCGATCAGAAGGCGGCGGTGTGGGCGGCTCCGGCGGGCATCGACCGGGGACGGGTGCGCAACGTATTGGGCCTGGGCTATGTCACCAACCGCGCCGAGCGTGACGTGCTCTACCCGGAAGGCATCAACTGCATCGCCTCGCTCCCCGACGCCGGGATTTGTCTCTGGGGCCAGAAAACGCTGCAGGGGTTATCGTCGGCAACGGATCGCGTCAACGTGCGCCGCTTGATGATGCACATCGAAAAGGCAGTGGCGAAATCCTCGCAGTTTGTGGTATTCGAGCCGAATCTGCCCATCACCTGGCGAGCGCTCATCCGGCTGGTCACCCCCTTCCTGCAAGATATCAAGGATAACGGCGGGCTGTATGACTTCGCCGTGCAATGCGACGAGGAGACGAACACCCCGACGGTGATCGACCGCAATGAACTCATCTGTCGCGTGTTCGTGAAGCCGACGAAGACCGCAGAGTTTATTGAACTGAACTTCATTCTCACCGCTACCGGCGGCGATTTCAAGGAGTTGACATAGGAGGCATGCGATGGCAACAGCCTATTGCCTGAAATGCAAGGCAACTCGCGAGGTGAACAATCCTCGCTACGACACGTTGAAGAATGGCACGCTTACCGTGAAGGGGGTGTGCTCGACCTGCGGCACCAAGCTGGCCCGTATCCTGGGCAGCGCCGCGAAAGGAGTAGTGCGATGAGTCTGCGCGTCTATCTTGATCCCGGCCATGGCGAAGGCGTCACCGGCCAGCGCGACCCGGGGGCGGTCGGTCCCACCGGGTTGACGGAAAACGAAGTGACCTTCGATGTCGCCAAGCGCCTCGGGCATTTGTTGCGCGCGGAAGGCGCCGAGACATTAGGGGCAACCCTCAACGCCGCGCGTGATGATGAAAACCTGAACGAAGCGGTGAAGGCAGCCAATGCCGCGGGGGTCGATCTATTTCTTTCGATTCACTGCAACTCGGCGACAACCCCCTCCGCGCATGGCGTGGAAGTCTGGCACGGGGGCAGCGCCACCGCCGAGCAAGTGGCCAACGTGGTGCTGAAGCGCATCACGACGGAATTCACCGCCGGCACGGGCACCTGGCTGAACGGGCGCACGTTGCCGTTGGCCAGTCGCGGCGTGAAAAAGGGCACCTTCGCCGTGCTGCGCAACACCCACATGCCTGCCATTCTGGTGGAGATGGCCTTCATTTCCAATCGCCAGGAAGAAGGCTGGCTGCGTGAGGCGACCATGCGGCAGCAGTTCGCGCAGGCCATCGCGGATGGCATTCTCGATGCGCTCGGATAAGAAAGGAAACTACCTATGAGTCTGATTCATTTTGTGCTGACGCACGGCGATGCGTTTTTCACCCTGCTGCTGGCGCTCATCGGCGTGGTGAAGCTGACCGCCTGGGGGCGGGCGAACGCCGAAGCGCTGGCCTTGATCGTCGATGTCATCGAACAGAAGGATGGCACGGACATCAAGCAAGCGGTGGCCACGCGGCAGGCCGGCCTGTCCGAAGTGGCGCAGGATGCCATCGCGGACGCCGTCAATACGGCGGATGCGAAAAAGACCCCGCTGACGACAGCCTTGCGCGTCTGCCGGGAAGTGTTGCGCGGCCTCTTCGCGGTGCGAGGATAAGCATGCTGGACTTTGTCCATGGTGAGGAAGAGCCGGGCGACCGGGGTCGCTGGTATGGCAAGTACCGCGCCTTCGTGCGGGACAATCGCGACCCGGAGCGGCTGGGACGCCTGCGGTTGGAGATTCCCGCCGTGTTGGGGACGGGCGCGGAGGCCTGGTCGGACTGGGCTAGCCCGTGCTTCCCCTATGGCGGGAATCCCGATTGCGGCTGGTATCTCCTTCCCGAGGTGGGCGCATCCGTCTGGGCGGAATTCGAGGCGGGAGACCCGCAGGCGCCGATATGGAGTGGGGTCTGGTTGGCCGGGACGAATCCCGGTGAAATGCCGTCGGAAGCGGCCGCCAACCCCACCACCTGCAAGGTGCTGAAAACTGCCGCCGGGCACACCATCCTGCTGGAGGATGCCGCCGGACAACAACGGGTGCTGATTCGCGATGCCGGTGGGCAGCATCTCTTGCTGGACGTGGCCGGAGCACGTGTAGAGCTGGTAAGTGCCGGGGAGATCGCTATTCGCGACGGTGCTGGGAGTGAAATCGTCTTGTCTGGTGGATCGATTCAGATCAAAGCCGCTGGACAGGTGTTGATCAATTGAGGTGGATGATGGCAGAGCACACACAAGAGACGGAGATGACCCCGGGCGGCGTGGCGTTGACCTTCGAGCGCTGGCACGCCGAGTTTCGCGCCTTGTTGGAAGAGCATCGGCGGGATATCCAGGCGCGGCTGGAGCGCATCGAGAAAGAGCTCGACCGCAAAAGCGATAAAGACACCGTGGAGCTGATGGTCAACGGGGTGCGCGAAGATTTGCGACGACATTCCGAAGACATCAAGTGTCTCTACGTCGGCATGAGCACGAAAGTCAGTGCGGAGACGATGTGGAAAGTCGCCGGCCTGATGCTCTCGCTGGGCGGCATCATCGCCGGGATCGTCACCTTTCTGTTGAACCTGCTGGTGAAACACTGATGCCGACCATCGCACGGAAAGGCGATGCCATCTCGCATGGCGGATCGATTCTCGGCGGTGCAACGCGCACTCTCGTCGAAGGCCAACCCGCCGCGCGGCAAGGCGATGCGGTCAGTTGCACCCAGCACGGCATGCAGACGATCACCGGTGGCTCATCGACCGTGCTGGTTGAAGGCCAACCGGTGGCGCGCGTGGGGGATGCGGTGTCCTGTGGGGCGACGATTACCAGTGGCACGGGCACGGCGCAGGCGGGGTAAGCGATGACGGACCTTCTCGGCCAGGGATGCAAGTTCCCGTTCCAATTCGGCAAGCTGACCGGAGCGACGGTGACCTCGACCGCCACCTCGCGCGATCAGCAACACATTCACGAGAGCATTCGGCAAATCCTCGGCACGCCACGCGGCGCGCGCTTCCTGCTCCCGGAGTTCGGCAGTCGCCTGCAGGAGTTTCTCTTCGAAGGCAACGATGCCATCCTGCGCGGGCTGGTGCGCCACGAAGTGACCGAGGTGTTGGCCCGCTGGGAGCCGCGCATTCTCGTAGACGATGTCCAGGTCACCTCCGAAAAGCATGCGGTCGTGGTCACCATCCAGTATCGATTGATCGCCTCGCAGACGCCAGGCAACTTTGTCTATCCATTCTACCGGGAGCAAGCATGAGTACAGGCCGCGCACGCCTCCCCTATATAAATAAGGACTACGACGCGATCCGCCAGGAGTTGTTGGCGCGCATCCCGCAACTGACCGACCGGTGGACGGATTTCAACGAATCCGATCTCGGCATCGTGCTGCTGGAACTCTTCGCCGGGGTCGGAGACATGTTGGCCTATTACCTCGACGCACAGGCCGCCGAGTGTTATCTCCCCACCGCCCGGCGTCGCCAGAGCATCATCGATCTCTGTGCGCTCGTTGCCTACCGTTTGCGCGGACCGGTGGCGGCCACCACGCGACTGCGCGTGACGCTCGCGCAACCGGCGGCGACGCTAATCACTATCCCCGCCGGAACCATCTGTCGCGCGCCCGCGGAGGGTGAGATCGCGGCGATTCCCTTCGAGACGATGGCAGCCATCACCATCCCCGCCGGGCAAACGTCGGCAGAGGTGGACGTTTGGCAAGGCATGCGGCAGACCGATACCGCGCAGACGACCGGACAGGCGTTGCAGCGGATCACCCTGAGTAAGACGGAGGTGGCGCACGGTTCGGTGACGGTATACGTGGATGGTGTCGCATGGGGAATCGTCGACCATTTCGCGGACAGCGGCCCCATGGATAAGCATATCCGCCTTGATCGTGATGGCATCGACCGGACCACGCTGCGCTTTGGCGATGGCAAGGCGGGGGCCATCCCCGGTACGGGACAGACCATCGCCGTCGGTTATCTGGTGACGAATGGCCCGACGGGAAATCTGGCGCCAGATCGCATCACGGAATTGCCAAATCCCATTATGGTCAACGGACAGCCGGTGACCGTCGCGGTGACAAATCCGATTCCCGCCACCGGTGGCGCTGATGCAGAAACAATGGAACACGCGCGACTGGTCGCACCGGCAACGGTCCGTTCCACCTGGAAAGCGGTGACCAAGGCCGATTACCTGGCGCTCTGTGAAGCCTTCCCCGGCGTGGCCAAGGCGCAAATCCTCGACTTGAACGACGATCCTACGCTGCGCGTGTATACCGTGCGCATCATCATCGCCCCGGAAGGCGGGGGCCTGGCGTCGCCGACGTTGAAAACGGCGCTGCTGGCCTTCCTGGAAGATCGGCGATTGGTCACGGTCGAGGTGACACTGGATGATCCGATCTACCGCGCGATTCCGATACAGGCCGACCTCTATACCTATCCGGGTGAACACGCGGAAGAGGTGCGCCAGCGCGCCGAGCAGGCGTTGACGGAGTACTTCACCTTCGAGACGCAAGCCTTCGGGCAGGCGATCTATCATTCCGACCTCATCGCCTTGCTCGATGGCGTGCTCGGCGTCAGCCACGTGACGCTGCGGCAACCGGAGGGCGATGTGCTCCTCGGTGCGCGAGAGTTGGCGACGCTGGGCACGGTGACGCTGCAAATCCGGGGGGTGCTGTAATGCTCTCCTTTGCGGAGCGTCTGCGTGCCATGTTGCCTGATCTGTATCTACTGGAGGATACCACGAATGATCAGTGGGCACTCCTGCAAATCGTCGGTGTCTCGGGGGATGACTTGCAGCAGGCTATCGAGCGCCTGCCTACCGTGGCCAGCGCCGATACCTGCCCACCGGATTTCCTGCCGTTTCTCGCGGCGCTGGTCGGCTATGCCTATGATCCGTTTGCTGATCCGGCACGGCAGCGTCTCGGCATCATGGAGGCGTTGGAGCGGTATCGCCGCCAGGGGACGCTCGTTGCACTCTCGCGTGAGTTGACCGCGCACGGTTGGCAAGGTGAGATCGTCGAAACCCACCAGCGGGTGATGCGGCTCAATCGCCGTTGCCGGTTGAATCGCCAACGGTTGCCGGGACTACATTATAACCTTGGCGTCTTCCTGGTGGATTGTCTGACGCTCGTTGAAGGCGTGGCCGAGATCGTGGCCCGGCATCAACCCGCCGGCACGCGCGGTTGGATTCGGCAAGGCCACTCGTTGATATCGACCGGCTCCTATCTCCCCGCCGGGGAGTCGGCGCTGACGCTGACGATACGCGTCCGGACACTCCATCGCCGGCAGTTCGGCTTGAATCTCAGCGCCTTGAACGGGGCCGATCCATTGACGCGGTCCACCTGGGATGCCGGGGAACTGACTGTTGGATAAAGGGAGAGTATGAGATGACTGACGGGATTATCACACAGCAGGGGCGCATCCTGCTGGCACGGTTGTTGCATGGCGATCTGCTGGCCGGTATTACCCACTGCGCACTGGGCGATGGCGACGGGAGCTTTGTTGACCCGCTGCATCCCCCGCTGCCGGCGGTGAGCCAGGTGGGACTCTGTCGTGAACGCGTGCGGAAAGCTGCTGACCGGCGTGCCTATCTGCTGGAAGATGCCGCCGGCGCATTGGTCGTCAACGGCGTACATTACCGGGAAACGCTGGAGCCGACGCCAATCCTCGGCGTGTTCTTTCACTTCGATGAGGCCGAAGCCAATGGCTTTCCCATCAAGGAGTATGGCTTCTTCGGAGGGGGCGTGACGTATGTCGCCGGGGCCACGGGCACCGTGGCCATCGAGGGTGTGTATGACGCCGCAACTAATCCGGACGGCCAGGTGCTCGCGCCCGGCTATCTCTACGAAGTCTGGACGATCCCCGACGTGGTGAAGACCGATGCCATGCAACTGCAGTTGGTCGGCGTCATCGGGTTATAAGGAGACGATATGACGATCTCACGCGACACCTTTGATCCGGCCAAACGGTATAAGCGGGTGCGCTTTCACGAAGACCGGGATCTGCTCGATTCCGAACTGAACGAACTGCAGGACATCGCTGCCTACGAACAGCGGCAGCTCTTCGATGTGCTCTTCGCGCAGGGCGCGATTCTCGACGGCCTGGCGGCCAGTGTGGAGGGCCATGTCGTCACGCTGACCGATGGGCGCGTCTACATCGACGGCTCGCTCGAAGCGGTGCCCGGCGCCACGCTCGCCTTTGATCCGGCGCAGACCACGGGCACGGAGACGGTGTGGGTAGAAGTGCTGTGCGCGTCCGTCGATAACGTATTGGACCCGGCATTGATCAATCCCCTCACCGGGGAGCCAACGGCGGAACGCGAACGCTGGACGGCGTCGCTGCTGACACGCGATACCAACGGTGATCCGTTGCCACCCGGCGCCATTGGTCGTACTACGGCGGCGATCTATACCTTTGACCGCGCCAGTGGAACCATCACGCCGTTCGTCACCGGCTCACTCGGGCACGACGATACCACCCGTCTGAACGCGCATATCGGGCATGGTGGGGCCAGTCAGCACCCGGTGGCGACCACGAACCAGGACGGCTTCATGAGCGCGGCGGATAAGGCGGCGCTGGGCAATCACCTCGGCGTGGGCGGCAATCAACACCCGCTGGCAACCTCGGGCGTGGCGGGATTCCTGTCGCCTGCGGACAAAGCCAAACTCGACGGCATCCAGGCGGGCGCGAAAGTCGGTGGGCGCGCTGCCACGCTGGTGGTCGCCGCGGTGAATGCCAGCACCGCCTCGAAAGCGGCCGCCGATTATGTATGCGATGGCGTGGACGATCAGGTGGAACTGAACGCTGCCCGAGCCGCGCTGCAGACGGTCGGTGGCGGAAAGCTCGTGCTCACGGAGGGCACCTTCACGCTAAGCGGCGGCGTGAAGTACTGCTCGAATCTTATGATCGCCGGGCAAGGCCAGGCGACGCTGTTAAAGGCTGCCGTGCCGCAGAACCTGACGGGCGGGATGCTGGCTCCGAGTAGCAGTGTCGATCCCTCCCCGAAGAACATCACCATTCGCGACATGGCGTTCGACGGGAGCCGTCCGGCACTCCCGGCCAACAGTAACGGCTCGTTTGCCGTGCAATTCGATAGCGTCGACGGCGGTTTGCTGGAGAACCTGGATGCCGCCCATTGTCAGTACGCTGGCACCGCCATCTATATCGCAGGCTGTACCAATGTCGTCGTGCGCAACTGCCGGTCACATGATAACGATGGCTGCGGCATCATGTTGCATAGTTCCTGCCGTCATTGTCTCATCGAAGGGAATGTCTTCTACCGCAACGGCATCCACGGCATCTCGCTGGCCATCGCATCCGACTGCGCGATCCTCAACAACCTATGCTGGAACAACGGACTGGCTGCGGATAACAGCTACTCCAACATCTACGTGGGCAATAATATCGCCTGGTGCAACATCCAGGGGAACACCTGTCGCTACCACGACACCGCCGTGCGGCCCAAGGCCGGGATCGAGATCGTCAACGGAACGGGCACGCTAAAAAACCTAGTGACAAACAACGACCTGCTGAATGGCGGCGTCACCCCATTCATCAACAGCGCGTCGACCACGGTGACCGCATCAGGCAATCGTGTCGGCAGTTATTAAGGAGTGACCAACCATGAGCATCTCGCGTGACACGTTCGATCCTTCGAAGAATTACCGGCGCATCCGTTACCATCAGCGGCGCGATCTGTTGGACTCCGAGCTGAATGAGCAACAGGACATCGCCAGCCATGATCAGCAGCAACTATTCGATGTGCTCTTTGCGCAAGGCTCCATCACCCAGGGATTGCTGCCAACGGTGAACGGTGCGGAGGTGACGCTGACCGACGGGCAGGCCTACATCGATGGGCATCTCGTGCCGGTGCCTGGCGCGGTCTTACAGTATGATCCCGCGAAGACCACCGGATCGGATGATGTGTGGGTGGAAGTGATGCGTCTGACTGTGGATGCGACGAAAGACGCCTCCCTGGTGAGTCCGACCACCGGCGAACCGACGGCGGAACGGGAACAGTGGGTCATGTCGTTACAAGTGCGTGATACCAGCGCCGACCCGCTGCCACCGGATGGGCTGGGACGCACCGTGGTAGCGATTTGTGCGTTTGACCGGGGGAGCAGCGCGATCACGCCTACGGTGCCCGCCATGCTCAGCGCGCAGGACAAGCCGCGTCTCGATGGACATATCGGCGTGGGCGGTACTCAGCACCCGGTGGCCACTCCAACACAGGCGGGCTTCATGAGTGCGGCGGATAAAGGCTTGTTGAATGACCATCCCGGCGCGGGCGGCAATGCGCATGCGCTCGCCACACCCGCGTCCGCCGGGTTCATCAGTCCGGGTGATCGACAACTGCTGACCAATCTCGGCACGGCGTATAGCGCCGGGTTGATCCAGCGTCCCGATCTCCTCGACATGACCTATTACGAGGTGTATTGGCGACTGAACGACAACCGCACGACGCCGGCGGCCTTCTTCGATTACGGCACCGAGTGGAGTCAGGACGCCAGTTGCTACACGGTCGGTCCCGACATCCTCCCCTATGAATTGACACTCAAAGGTGCGCTCCGCTGGCAAATGCCCATCCCCGGCAGCAACGGGGGCTGTGTGGCGTTCATGACGCGCGTCAAGTATTTGGGGCCGACCGGTGAATATCATATCCCGGTCTACTTCGCGGATGATACGGTGCGACTCTTTATCAGCGAGACGTTTGGAAACTGGAGCGCCTGGACGAAGGTGCAGGTAGGCGACACCACCGTCTCCGATCCCTATATCTCATCCGGCTACCACAACTACCGGTATTTTCGCGCACCCGTCGAGCAGGGGAAGACCTATTACTTCATGTTCCTGCTGAATAATACGAACGACGGGTCGTGGGGCTTGTATCTCAGTCCCTTCATTCAAAACTCCGAGTACAGCTTTCAGTTCGCCCCGCAATGGCCGCTCTGGTAACGGCAGCAGCTACTAACGGCGAATAACCCTACGCTACCCGGCAGCTTTTCCGGGTAGCGTGGGGATTTTCATTCTTTCTCGCAAAGTTGGCCAGTTGGGACTTGACTGGATCGGCCACGCCAAGTGATTCATTGGGTGTTGAACACGCTGGTGTGTGCAACGAGAAAGGAGACACCCGATGCCAGTCACGATCAAAGAAATCTGCTTCGGACTCGAAATTGAAACAGTCGGTCGCACCCGTCGCGAAGTTGCGCAGGCGATCCAGAGTGTGGTCGGAGGAACAGTGGAGCATGTGGGCACCCCGTCGTGCTACGACCCGTACCACGTCACGGATATGCGTGGGCTGGTCTGGAAAGTCGTCGCAGACAGCAGCTTAACGAACGTGTCCGCTGATCTGCGCGCGGAAATCGTCAGCCCGATCCTCGCCTACGACGACATCCCGTTGCTGCAGGAAATAGTACGCGCAGTCCGTCAAGCCGGAAGCCGCTGTGACGAACGGTGCGGACTGCACCTGCATTTAAGCCATCCGTCGGCTACCCCGAAGGCGCTGGCGAACCTGGCGAAGACGATCTTTAAGCAGGAAGAGTTGATCTACGCTGCGCTCGGAGTCACGCGGGAACGGATGGAGCGCTACTGCCGACCGATGAATCCCACCTTCATCGACCGCGTCACGCGGGCCACACCGAAGACCTTCGAACAACTCAACCGCCAATGGTATGGCAAATACAATCCGACGCCACAGCGTTACGACAACAGCCGATATTATGTAGCGCCTCGTATTATGTGGCGGCACCGCCCGAGCCGAAGTCAACCACGCCGATTCGTGCCACATAATATTCAGCCCCATTCGACCGCTCCCCATCCGCTCTTCACCTCCACGCCCC